ATATTCCAGCTATCCTTTCTGGATGGCTCTCACTCCCGAAAAGAAAGTTAAGAACAAAGTAGTCTCAATCCTAAAGGAAGCAGACGCCTATTACTTTTTTCCCGCCACGTACGGCATGGGTCGCTCTGGTGTTCCCGATGTCGTTTGCTGTTACTACGGTATGTTTATTGGTATTGAATGCAAGGCCGGTAATAACAAACCAACAGAACTGCAAAAACGAGAGCTTGCTAACATCGAGAAGGCTTGGGGTAAAGCCCTTGTCATAAACGAAAACAACCTGCATGAACTGGAGGCCACACTTGACTACATACAAATCCGACGAGATACCAATTCCTAAAGGCGGTCATACTTACCCGCCATCAACCATCCATATAGCCTGCCCGCACTGCACTGCACAGGAACTACACCACGATTCTGTTGAAACTTTTTTCCGTATGGAAGATTGGGACGTAGGGGTCTACACAAAGTCTACGCATGATGGGGTCGTATCAGGTACAGATTTAACCGGAAACCCTAGCCCGCGAAGAGACGGGGTGGTGATTCGTTTTTGGTGCGAGATATGTGACGGCAAATCTAAGCTATGCCTTATCCAACACAAAGGCTCGACTTACATGTACTGGGATATGGGCAATGAATAAGGGCTTAGAGATCATGCTTAAGCGCATGGAAAGCCATCCCGAAGAGTTCGACATACTATTCCCACAAATGCCAACTAACCACAAACCCAAAGAGAGGTGGGATAAGTTGATACGCATTGTGCTTGACGAAAACAAAAGCGGCGGGTTCATATCGGAAGAAGAACGACATCGCTTCAAACTTAAACTTGAAGAAGTCCAAGCCGATACGTTTACACGAGTCGTGATGGAACGCCTCTTTGATGATGATAGTTGCCAAGATAAGGAATGGTAGAACAAAGGGAATTAAGGCTATGGATGTTTTGGTTATAGACTTTGAGACGTACTACGACAAACAGTACGGCTTCAACAAACTGACAACAGAAGAGTACGTACGCGATGAGCGGTTTGAGGTTATTGGCGTAGCCGTAAAACGTAACCATGAACCTACGCAATGGTTTAGCGGCACACTTAAAAAGACGCAAGACTTTTTGGATACGTTTGACTGGGCTAACAGCATAGCTGTGGCGCACAACGCCAAGTTCGATATGGCTGTGCTTAACTGGCTATTCACAATCCGACCCAAAAAGATAGCAGACACGCTGTCTATGGCGCGGGCAATCCACACCGTAGAAGTCGGGGGTAGCCTATCTGCTCTGAGCGAATACTACGAACTGGGCAAAAAAGGTACGGAAGTCGTTGATAACATCGGGAAAAGGCGTTTGGACTTCAGCCCATCAGAGCTTGAACAGTATGGTAAATACTGTATTCAGGACGTGGAGCTTACTCACAAGCTGTTCCTTATCCTGATGAAGAAGTTGAACTTCAATATATTTGAGCTTGACCTGATTGACCTGACGTTACGAATGTTCACAGAACCGCGCTTGGTGCTGGACAAGAGCATACTGCAAGCCCATCTGGATGAGATAAAGATGAAAAAGCAGGAGCTTATGGAGAAGGTGCGCCATGAGGAGACACAGCTACGCAGTAATCAGCAGTTCGCTGATCTGCTTAGGGAGTTTTGTGTAGAGCCACCGATGAAGGTTAGCCCCACTACCGGCAAAGAGACGTATGCCTTCGCCAAGACTGACGAGGAGTTCAGGGCCTTGTTAGAGCACGAAAATGACTACGTACAGGCACTGGTTGCTGCAAGGTTGGGAGTCCGGTCTACGATAGAAGAGACGCGCACAGAGCGGTTTATTGCGATAGCTGACCGAGGCCCACTGCCCATACCACTACGGTACTACGCAGCGCACACAGGCCGGTGGGGCGGCGACGAAAAGATCAATATGCAGAACCTGCCCCGTGGCTCTGCTTTGAAGAAGGCTATATGTGCTCCTGAAGGCTACGTATTTATTGACTGTGACTTGTCTCAGATCGAGGCGCGCACTTTGGCGTGGCTAGCCGAGCAGGACGATTTGGTAGATGCGTTCACCCGAGGGGACGATGTGTACAGCATCATGGCCTCAGACATTTATTACAAACCTGTGGATAAGATAACTAAAGAAGAGAGGTTTGTGGGCAAGACCACTATTCTGGGGGCCGGATATGGTATGGGAGCGCAGAAATTTCAGCTACAGCTTAAGAACTTTGGAGTAGAGCTAGAGCTTGCAGAATGCGAGCGGATCATAAAAGTATATAGGACGGTATACAGACGGATACCAAAGCTTTGGTATCAGGCGAATGATGCTCTTAAGGCTATAATGAAAAACCACACTTCACCGCTGGGCAAAGATGGCGTACTGCAAGTCACGGGCCATAAGGGCATTGTTATGCCTAACGGCTTAAGTATAAAGTACCCCAATCTGCGAAGAAGCGACAACGAGATGGTATACGACACTCGGCGGGGCCGAGCGGTTATAGCTAACAGGATATACGGAGGGAAGGTCATCGAGAACGTGTGCCAAGCCCTAGCCAGAATAGTGATCGGGGAGCAGTTGTTACGTGTGTCCAAGAGCTATAAAGTGGTAATGACTGTACACGATGCGATAGGCTGCATAGCTCCAGAGTCAGAGGCTGAGAGAGCTATGGCGTACGTAGAGGAATGTATGAAGATATGCCCTGAATGGGCGAAAGGCTTGCCCCTAAACTGTGAAGGGGGCTACGCCAAAAGTTATGGAGAATGTTAGGTTTCGGGGGGTTTTAGCGAATTTTGACCCCGAAATACCCCAGCGGGCGGTGGGTAGGCATGTTCTTATGTTTTCATTCTGGCCAAAACACCCGCAGTACGTGAGTTGACCACGGCATCATAGTGTGTCCTCCACCTTCTGCACGTACCGACTAAGCCGCGCTAAGGTTAGCCGTGCCTTTATCCTTGGGGCACGCACAGAATTTGAGGTGCTTATGCGAGTCACAATAGAGTTAGATCAGCACGACCTAGAAGATGTAATTGAGCTAGTAAAGAGATTGACAGAAGCTTTGGAAGAAGTAGAAGCACTCTTACAGGACACAGGCGATCCTGATGAGTGACGTGTATTTACTTGATGATTTAGACACAGCTTCTGATCTGGTTACAACCCTAACAGCGAAGAACGGCAAAACTTACGGGGTGTTGTACTACTCAATCGGAGAAAAGGCACAAGAAGAATTTTATCTGGTGCTAGAGAAAGCTACTTTCTTACTGCTAGAGAAGTTCATAGATGAGTTGATGGAATCGGGGACGATACACTGACATGGCTACGTTATTTACTGACCCAGAAGCAGCAATAGAAGAAGCAGAGTATTTGGCTAACTCTACAGGAAAAATCCACTGCTTAATTGAAGTTGTACCGAACGGAATACAAGTTTGTGCAAAGAAAGAAGCATTGTTGATGGACGGCACGATACTAGAAACTGTTACCCCAGTAGACAACTTCAGTATCTATGACTAGTGTGTATAAAGAGTTGGAACAGAAGTGTAAATGCGGTCAGAAGATGCTTGAGGTGCTCGGGTATATCGAGAAGCAAGACGGTGACGAGCATCCACGAGCCTACCGCAAAGGTTGGTTCTGTCCGTGGTGTAAAGAATGGAAGGACGCAATACTTAGAGAGAAGATTGTAGAGGAGGAGTAGACATGGTGAGCCAGTTGATGTGCGTAGCCCTAGCTATCTACTTTGAGGCTAGAGGTGAACCAGACGCTGGGCAGATTGCAGTCGCTCACGTAGTCCGAAACAGAATCGAAGACCCACGCTATCCAGATAATGCGTGCGATGTAGTCAAGCAAGGTTACTACTGGAACGGTAACCCGATACGAAACATGTGCCAGTTCAGCTTCTACTGTGATGGCAAACCGGAAGACCCGCACGACCAGAAGGCTTGGCGCGATGCGTTGTACATAGTGCATCTAAGTGGTTTGATTCCTGATATTACAGGAGGTGCAACGCACTACCACAGTACGAAAGTGTTCCCTGAGTGGGCATACACAGGACAAGTCACAGCAAATATACACAAGCATGTATTTTATGCAGGTGTCAGATGAAACAGAAGTTCGGAACCTATAAGCCTAGAGGTTCAGCAAAACAAGGAGAGCCAATGGCGAAGATGAAGAAGCCCGTATTCAAGACGAGCCTGAAGACAGCGGCTGATCCAGTGAACAGCCCACAGCACTACGCATCACAGGGCATTGAGTGTATTGACTATATAAAGCAGCAGCTAACGCCGGAAGAATATCGCGGGTATCTGCTCGGGAACGCGCACAAGTATCTTCACAGACACCGCTACAAG